TTCGGAGCGAAGATGGCATGAACGGCACAATCAAACTGAAGGGCGCCCGCGAACTGGCCTACCGCCTGGCCGAACTAGACAACGCCATGAAGAACGAAACGGCCCGTGGCGCGGTTGCGGCCATGGGCAACGTTGTTCGTGATGAGGCCCAGAGTCAGGCAAACAGTCAGGGATTGAACAAGGTTGGCCCAGGCGTCCTTCCTTCGGGCAAACCCTACACGTTCAAGGGCGCCATTCCCAAAGCCATCCAGGCCCGTGTCCTGAAAAAGGAAGGGACGAAGAACAAAGGCGTGGTCTACGTCCGCACGGCGGGCAAGTGGCCACGCGCCCCACACTGGCATTGGCTGGAGTTCGGTTCAGTCAACAACGTTCCCAAACCTTTCATGCGCCCCGCCATCACCGTGGCGGGCGCCAAGGCCATTCAGGCGGCCATTGATGTGTTGCGCCGGAAGGTTGACCGCGCCAACAACGGAGGCGGCTAAATGGCCATTGGAAATCTACAGGTTGACCTGACCCTTGAAACTGGCCAGTTCAGCGCGAACGTCAAACAGGCCCAGGTCAGCATTGAAGGTTTGACCAGTTCGGTGGTCGGTGTCGGCGCCGCCTTTGCGGGCGGCCTGGCGGCTGGTGCGGCCATGGCGGCCCTTCGCGCCATTGGCCCTTTGGTCCGCAACATTACCCAACAGTTTGAAGAGTTGCGTGATGTGGCCTTTTCCCTGGGCCAGGGTGAACAGGGCATTGCCGTTTTGGAACGGGCGTTGGAACGCGTCGGCCTGAATTCCAACCAGGCCACGTCCGCCATCAAGGCCGTGGGCGACGTGATCCAGGACGCCTATTTCAACAAGTCATCCAAGGCCCGTGACGCCTTGGACATGTTGGGCGTGTCCCTACTGGACCAGGCGGGCAAGGCGCGTCCTGTTGAACAGATACTCTATGACCTGTCCGACGCCTGGACCAAACTTCCTGAAGGCATGGACAAGGCCCGCATCGCCCAGGAATTGTTTGGCAAGTCCGCCCGTGAAGTCAGCGAAGCCCTGTCCGTTGGAAGCGGCAACCTTAAACAGGCCGCCGCCGACGCATCGGGCACGGCGGACATGTGGAAGAGTTTGGCGGACGCCATCAAGAGCGCGGGCGACTCCATTAAGGACGGTTTCACGGCGGCCCTTGACTCTTTGATGCCGGTGTTGACGGACGTTGGCGCCGAACTGAAAAATTCGTCCGCCGGTTTTGAACTGATCAAACAGGGCGTGGCCATCGCGGTGGGCGCCCTGGCGGCGTTCATGTCCATGATTGCGTCCGTCATCGGCTCCATCGGCAAGATGATTGACGCGGTTTCCAAGGGCGGCGAAGCCCTATCTGCCCTGGGCAGTGCCGTGGCCAAGGGCCTACGCGGTGACTTTGAAGGCGCGGGCCGTCAGATGACGGAGTTCGGCAACAAGGCCGCCGAAGTTGGCCGCACAACGGAAGCGGCGTTTGACCAGGCGTTCAGGGCACCGGACAAGGCCATCGCGGACGGCGCCAACGCCTACACCGCCATGGCGGACAAGTTCGCGGTGGGCGAGAAGAAATACACCACCGCCCTGAACCAAACCGGTCAGGCCACAGATGAACTACGCGAAAAGACTCGCCAACTTTTTGGTGACCGCGAAAAGGTTTCCAAGGGCGGCGGCGGCGGCGTGGACGAACTGTTGCAGTGGTCCCAACGCATCCTGGACGCGGTTGACCCTATGCGGGTTTATAACCGCGAGATTGAAAAGCTGAACCAGGCGTGGGCCGCCGGGTTGCTGAAGGGCTATGAATACGCGGATGTAGTCGCAAAGATCAAAGAGCAGACCCTACAAAGCGGCAAGGGTTTGTCCGACCAGTTCGATGAACTGAACCGTTCCATTGTGGCGTTTGGTTCGCGTGTTGGCGATGCCTTCATTGACGCCATCGCAAACGGGAAAGACTTTGGCCAAGTCCTGAAGGCATTGATCACCGACCTGGCCAAGATGTTCTTCCGCCTGTTGGTGATGAAACCGTTGATGGACTTCATGTTCCCAACTGGGGCATCGGCCAGTGTTGTTGGTTTTGCGGCGCCTGTTTCCATGCCTACGTTCGCCGCGCGTGACGCGGCATCGGTGACCGGGCAAACGATGGGCCTCGTGTCGCCACTGTCCGCCGTCACGGGCAACAAGAACCAGGAGTCCCAGGGTTCGGTGAACCTGGGCGACATGACCATCAACATTGACTCGCGCGGCGGCAGTGAAAAGGCCGACCAGGAACAGGCGCGGGAACTCGCAAAGAAAATTCGGCAATCAGTGGTGGCCGTCCTGGTGGATGAGCGCCGCCCTGGCGGCTTGTTGGCAGGAGCGCGGTGATGGCGAACGATTTTACAAAAGACGGCTGGTGCCCCGACATCCCGGCATCCCGTGAAGAAAAGTGGCGCCTTCGCACGGCCAAGTTCGGTGATGGCTACGAGGAACGCGTCCTGGATGGCATCAATGCCCTGGACGAAAAATGGTCCGTGAAGTTTTCAAACCGGCCAAAGGACACAATCCTGGCCATGGACAGGTTCCTGAAGGCGGTGGGCGCCAACTCGTTCCAGTTCTATGAACGCGACACACAGGGAACGATTGAAGTTTATTGTGACGGGTGGTTGGTTGAATGGGCCAACAAGTCCGCCGGTGAAAGCCTCCTGGGCACACTGACCGTTGACCTTCGGCGTGTTTATTCCCACGCGTCACCGACCAATGCACCGGACTATGCCTTGCCCATCGCCACAGACGTCACCCTGGGCGGCGTGAAGTCTTCAAAGTCTGTCATGGTTGACGCCATGACGGGCGTGATGTCCGCCACGCCCGCGTCCATCGGCGCGGCAAAGGCCGAACACAACCACACCATCGGTGAAGTGGAAGGACTCCAGGAAGCCCTGGAAGGTGCCACGGGCGCCTTCCTTCCTATTACTGGCGGCGACATGACAGGGCCACTGACGGCGCCTGGTATCAGCGCCGTGAAGCCCGAAGGCGTGACCACACTGTCTGTGACATCGGGCGCCGTCACCGTCCAGTTCTTTGCGGACGCAACTTACACCTACGGCGGCCTGTTCGTCGGCGGTGATTTTTACGTTGCGGCCCTGGGTGAACGAAAAATCACGTTCCGCACCAATGACATTGACCGACTGGTGATCCAAAGCACCGGCGCGGTGGAAGTGAAGTCCCGCCTTATGGTGTCCCAGGACGCCACGGATGACCTAGAGGTGATCCCCAAACGCCAACTGGACGCCCTGTCCCAACGCGTGGATGACATCGTGGCGGCGGGTGGCGGCGCCACAACGTTGGAAGAACTGTCTGACGTTGACCTGACCACCACACCGCCCACGGGAAACGAAGTCCTGACGTTCGACGCGGAAGGCGGCCTGTGGGTGCCAAAGACGCCCGCCACTGGCGTTGACCTGACGGCGCGTGTGGAAGCCCTGGAGGCACGTTGCACGGCCCTGGAAGAGGCCCTGGCGGGCAAGGTCAACACCACGGGGGACAACACAATCACCGGCACCTTGACCGTCACTGGCGAAATCACAGGACTGACCGGATGACCCTTCCATCCACTGGCCCCCTGACCCTTTCCCAAATGGCGGGTGAGTATGGCATCGCGGCACCGGTGCCCCTGTCCGCGTTCGTGGGCAAGAACGGACTCCCTGGTGCCGGTCCCATCAACTGGTCGGGCTTCCTGGGCAAGTCCAACGCCCAGGTGTGGGAAAACGCCACCGGTGTTGACGTTCAGCGGTATGACCTTTGGGCGGAATATGTCGCCAGGTTTGGCACACCTTCCGCGCCGGTCCTGGCCACGTTCGTGAACCGTGGCCGACTCCTGGGAACGGACTGGGCGTTGGTCATCGGCCAACAGAACTTCCCCGAAGGTTCAACCATCACGGTGGAGAACTTCGGCCACATCCTGGGCCAGGCGGGCAACATCAATTCCGGCCAGGGCGGGCATTGCATCCGCTGTGACACCGGAAGCCCTGGCGGCACCACCCGCGTGGACATCATCAACAGGGCTGGCGGCCAAATCTATTCCGGCGGCGGCGGCGGCGGCGTGGGTGGCGCTGGCGGCGGCGGTGCGTGGCAGGCTCATACGAGCGACAACTGTTATACGGTCTATGACAATGTTGGCGGCGCGCATCATTTGCCTTCTTCGGCGTATTGGCCCCAACCATGTCTTGCCCAAGGGCTTGAATCGTATGATTGCCGCGTTGCTGTGTGTTCGGCACAATACGGCGGCACACTTTGTTCTGGGCCGATACAGTACGCCAACCCCGCAGACCCGTACAATGACGGGTTGATTTGCCCCATGTGCGTGCGCCCTCGCACGCAATGCGATCCCGTCTACACATGGCAGTATTCTAGCGGCGGCGGCGGCGGACAGGGTGCCTATGGCATCGGATGGAACAATGGTGACACCGCCAATGGCCGGACCGGTGGCGCCGCCGGTGGATCATACGCGGGCGCCGGTGGCGCCGGTGGCTATGGCGGCGCCTGGGGCACAACGGGAGGCACGGGTGAAACAGGCGCGGCGGGAAACAACGGCGCCGGTGCCGGTGGCGCCGCCGGTGGCGCCCCAGGCTATTGGATGTTGAAAGGTGGCGCCAACGTTGGCGTGACCAATGAAGGCGACATAAAAGGTTTGGAAGGCTAACAGGAGGCCACCATGGCATCGTTCAAATACACAATTCTGAAATATGACCCTGAACTCCTTCAGGTTCATCTGTCCTTTGACAACACGGGCCGTTTCATGGTGGCGCAAATGCAAGCCCCATTGCCGGTCACTATTGAACAATTCGAGGCGTGGGTTCGGAACTTTCTTCCCCGCTATGAAGTGGTGTCGGCCCGTGCCGAACCGCACCAGGCCACGGATGACCTGGTGAATTCCCTGGTGGGCAAGGAACGCGCCATTGAAGTGGCGCCGCCCGCGCCGACTGAACCGGCACCCACGCCAGACTCCGCCGAACTGGAAGCGGCCCAGGAAGCCTACCTGACCGGCATCATTGAAAAAGTCCTGGCGGCCAAGGGCATCGCGCAATGACAGTTCGTGGCGACGTTCAGGGCCTTCAACCCCTGACCATCCTGGACCTGTTTGTGTTCGACGCCACGGCCATCACTGGCAACCAGGATGACCTGTTGCATTGGCACGCGGGAACCACATTCCAGGGTGAGCCTGTCTATTGGCAGGGCGTCCGTTACGAACCCATGCCCATTGAGGCGGAAGGCTTTGAAATCCCGTCCACGGGAAAGTTGCCACGGCCCAGGCTACGCGGCGCCAACCTTGGCGGCGAACTGGGCGCATACCTTCGCGCCATTCGTGACGGGTTGAAGGCCAAGGTGATCCGCAAGCGGACTCTGGCCAAATACCTTGACGCGGTGAACTTCCCCGAAGGCAACCCATCGGCGGACCCCAACGCCCATTTCCCCGACGAGGTTTATTTCGTCGCCAGGAAGACTTCCGAAAACCCCGTGTTCGTGGAAGTGGAACTGGCGGCGGCGTTCGACGTGGAAGGCATCATGTTGCCCAGGCGCCAGGTGTTGGCGTCCGTTTGCCCTTGGCGCTACCGTTCGGCGGAGTGTTCCTATGCCGGGCCGCCGGTCCAGGACGTGAACGGCAACCCCACCAACGACCCCGCAAAGGATCAATGCCGCAAGACCATGGCGGCGTGCCGTGTCCGCTTCGGTGAATATGGGGAACTTCCCTATGGGGCCTTCCCTGCGTCGGTTCTGGTGCGCGGATGATTGAACTGTCTGACGAAACCCTGGAAGACATTATGGACGCGGCTGGCGAAGCACAGCCCCGCGAAATGTGCGGCGTCATCGTTGAAGGCGGTGGGTTCATACAAATTCCGAACCGCGCCACGGACGTGGACACGTTCGTCATGGACCGGCACGCCTTCGCCCAGGTGTCCAGGACTGCAAAGATCATCGCTATTGTTCATTCCCACGTCTTCCTTCCGCCGATTGCGTCTGAAGCGGACCGTGCCATGTGCGAAAAACTTGGATTGCCCTGGGTGATTGTGTCCTGGCCCACCGGCGCCAGGCGCATCATCGAACCAAGCGGATGGATGGCGCCCCTGGTTGGGCGTGAATGGGGTTGGGGTTCCCAGGACTGCTACGGCCTATTGCGTGACGCCTACAAGTCCATGGCCAATGTTGACGTGCCGGACTTCACGCGTGACTGGATGTGGTGGGAAAGCGGCCAGGACATCATCACAGAAAACTTCCAGGCCGCCGGGTTCTTCCGTGTTGACGAAAAACCCAAACACCTTGACGTTCTGATCATGCAAATCCACGCGCCCGTTCCTAATCATTGCGCCATCTTCATGGAGCCTGACGCTATCCTTCACCACTTGATGGGCCGAAAGTCAGTCCGCGAAGTCTATGGCGGCTTCTATCAGCGTTCCACGGTCCTTCACCTTCGCCACGAGTCCTTGGCATGATCAACGTTCACCTTCACGGCCCCCTGGCGGACAAGTTCGGCGGACTTCACGCGTTCGACATCAAGACGCCTGGCGAAGCGGTGGCCGCCCTGTCCGCAAACTATCCAGGTTTTCGCCGGGCGTTCTTTGAGTCGGCGGAATACTTTGTCATTGCGGATGGTGACGTTGTGACCGGCGAACTGGCCGCTACCGTGCCGTTGTCAAAGGAAGTCCACCTGGTTCCTAACATTGAAGGCGCGGCCTTCCTGGCGCCTGTGTTCATTGCGGTTGGCGCGTCCATTGGTGTGGGTGCCGTGGCGTCCCAGATCATCGGCGGCATCATCATCACGGCGTTGATGGTTGGCGTGTCCATGTTGTTGTCGCCTAAGCCAAAGAAACCAACCAACGAAGCCCAGGAAAGCGCCAGGGACGAAAACTACATGTTCAGCGGACCTGAAAACGTCACAGAACAGGGCGCCGCCGTCCCCCTAGTATATGGGCGTTGTTTCGTGGGTTCTGTTGTCGTTTCGGCTGGCCTTTCAACAAGTGATCAGTATTATTTCGGCGTGATCCCAACAATGGACACGATGAAAGTGGCAGGGCAAAGGGTGGTCCCGGCATGACCAACGAACTGACTATTGCGGGTCATGGCGGCGGCAAGAAAAAGGGCGGCGGTGGCGCGGCCCGTCCTGGCGTTGAAGCCCCCAACACGTTGCGTTCCAGGCAATACGCCAAGGTTGTTGACCTATTGGGCGAAGGCCCGATTGACGGCCTGGTGGGTGGCGCCCAGGGCATTTTCTTTGACGGTTCGCAAGTCCAGAATGACGATGGCACCTACAACGTCCGTGACGCCCAAATCACCTGGGTGAATGGCTACCAACACCAACCCCGCCTTCCCCACTTCAGCAATGCCGAAGCGGAGTCCGCCGTCAGTGTTCGGTTGCGGCACAACCAACCCGTGGTCCGCACCATCACGAACAATGAAGTGGACCAGTGCCGCGTCACCGTGTCGGTGCCGTCCCTGTCAAGGACCGACAAGACCAACGGCGACGTGACCGGCGCCCAGGTGGTGTTCCTTGTTGAAGTCCAGGCGAATGGTGGCGGCTTCCAGGTTATAACGGACCATTACATCACCGGCAAAACAAACTCCCGCTATCAGCGTTCCCTGGTCTTCCGCCTTCCTGGCACAGGGCCGTGGGACGTTCGCCTCACACGCCTGACCGAAGACTCCCAGGTCCAGGAACTTCAAAATGACCTGTATTGGGACTCGATGACGGAAATCATCGAAACGCGTTTGTATTATCCGAACTCCGCCCTGGTTGGCGTGACGATTGACGCGGAACAGTTCAGTTCAATCCCAAAGCGTGTCTATGACGTGCGCGGACTCCTGGTCCGCATCCCCACAAACTATGACCCCATCCAACGGACCTACAGCGGCGTGTGGGACGGAACGTTCAAGTTCCAGTGGACCAACAACCCCGCGTGGGTTTTCTATGACCTGGTTCTAAATCCGCGTTACGGCCTGGGCGAGTTCATTGCCGAACACCAGGTTGACAAGTGGTCCCTGTATGAAATCGCCCGATATTGTGACGAACTGGTCCCAGATGGGCGTGGCGGACTTGAACCGCGTTGGACTTGCAATGTGGTTATTTCATCGCAACAGGAAGCCTTTGACCTGTTGCAGTCCATCGCGTCTATGTTTCGCGGCTTTTCTTATTGGGCGGGCGGTTCGTTGGTTGCCGTGGCCGACATGCCGAAAGACCCAGTGGGACTCTACACGAACGCCAACGTGATTGATGGCCTGTTCACCTATCAAGGGTCAGACATCCGCGCCAGGCACAGTGTTGCCCTGGTGTCCTGGAATGACCCCACCAACCTGGGCGAACGCCGCGTTGCCTATGTGGATGACCCCGAAGCGGTGGCGCGTTTTGGTGTGCAAAAAACCGACATCATCGGCGTGGGTTGCACGTCCGAAAGTCAGGCCCACCGGATTGGTCGGTGGGCGTTGTTCACCGAACAAATGGAAAGTGAAGTTGTCACGTTCAAAGCGGGCGTGGCATCGGCCTGGGCGCGTCCTGGCGACGTGGTGGAAATTGCGGACCGCACAATCAGCGGTGACCGCATGGGCGGGCGCGTGATGAACGCGACACAGGCCGTGATCAACATTGACCACCCTGTCAACTTTGACCCAAACCGTTCCTATTGGTTGTCCTGTGTCGTTGGAGAAGGGCGTGTTGAAACCAGGCCTGTGGCCGTCATCGGCGGTGAAACGCAACAGGTGATTGTGTCACAACCCTTTTCATTGGCGCCAGTCACGGACTCTGTGTGGGTTTTGACGGCGGATGATTTGCACCCAACAACGTGGCGCGTCATCACAGTCCGTGAAGAACCTGGCCCCATCTATGAAATCACGGCGGTTCGGCACAACCCTGGCAAATATGCCTGGGTTGAATATGGCGTCCCCCTTCCTGAACTGGACTACAGCGCGATTGAGGTTTATCCGCCCGCGCCCAAAGACATCAAAGTCCAGGAAGAACTTTATCTGTTGTCACCAGTCCTGGTTGGTGTCCGCATTACAATTTCATGGCAAAGCACGGCACAGCGTTTTGAAGTTGGAGTCCGCCGTGAAGGCGGCGCCCTGGAAGTGATTGAAACGCCTGACACGTCACTGACCATTTCCACGCGTGAAGGGCGCCATGAAATTTCAATTCGCGCCATCAATTCCATTGGCCGCAAGGGCAAGCCTGGAACGTTGGTCCATTCTGTGATTGGCCGCCTGGCGCCGCCGTCTTGCCCCACGAACTTTTCCATTCAGGTTTCGGATGGCCTGGCCCACTTCACCTGGGAAAGGACGCCTGACCTGGACGTGAAGGTGGGTGGCACGTTTGAAGTTCGCTATTCGCCCCGACAAGACGGATATACGGCCTGGGAAACGGCGGTTCCGGCCCTTCAGGCAATCCCTGGTTCGGCAACGTCCGTCGAAATGCCCTACCGCTCCGGCACCTATCTCATCAAGGCGCGTGACAGTTCGGGAATATATTCTGACTGTGGCGGCGCCATGATCATTTCGGAATATGTGGACTCGCGCTATAGGGGTTTTATTCGCATTGCGGAAAGTCCCGACTGGTTGGGAACGTTCGACAATACGGAAATATATTCTGACAACAGGTGGCTCATCATTTCCGGCGGCGCGGCGCCTGGCGGGCGTGTTGTCGCGCAAGAATGGCATAGTGGCCGGTATTATTTCGCCAACAAAATCGACATCAAAAAGAAATATCAGGCCCGCTTTGCCGTGGACGTGTTGGCCTTCCCTTGGCAGGAAGGTGACGCGTGGATTGATACGCGGCCAGGTCTTGTTGATGACTGGCAAGACTGGGATGACGTGGCGGCGGGTTCCGCCGGATTGGTGAATGTCTATATCCGCACCACCGACGATGACCCCGCATCGTCTGAAGCGGTTTGGAAAGAATGGTCCCGGTTCGTTGCGGGTGAATATATCGGGCGCGGCTTTGAGTTCATGGTTGAACTTTCGGCTCCACCCGCTTCCAACATTGGTGTGGAAGAACTGGCCGTCATCGCTGAATTGCGCCGACGCCATGACAGTGGTTCGGACTTGAGCTACACGGGCGAAAAGAAAACTGTGACGTTCAACGAGGTGTTTTACTTTGCGCCATCAATCAGCGTGACCCTGGAAGAGGCTCAACCTGGCGACAACTGGAAAATCACCAACAAGACGCCCGAAGGTTTTGACATTGAATTCTTCCAAGCGGACGGCACGCCAGCAAACCCGCGCCAGTTCGATTGGATGGCAAGCGGCTATTGACGGAGGAACACGATGCCCCAAAGCGATTATGTGGTTGACAACGGCACCGGCGCGTCCGTGCGGCGTGACATTAACGTCCACCTGTTGGCGATTGCCACCAACAACAGTGGGCCGGTTGAACCGGCGACTCCATACCCTGGCCAGTTGTGGTTGGACACGTCCTACGGCGTGAACGGGTTTGTGAAGTTGCGCGACCAGGCCAACAGCGCCTGGATTGAATTGTTCGACGCGGACGCGGGTGGTTTCTATCCAAAGTCAGGTGGAGAAATCACCGGCGAAGTCATCGTGAAAGACCCGAACGGTTGGTCAGGCGTGAAGTTGCAGAACACCGCCACCGGCAACGAAGTGTGGTTGCACGGCATGGGC